CTGATAATAGTTATGTTAAAGTTACTGCTATAAATTACGATTCTGGATACTACGCAGCAGACACAGAATCAATCCCAAGTCGGAGTACAGTATTGTGACGCAAATTACAGCAGCAGATTTAAACAATGCAAAATCGGACGTTGATACAATTGCCAATATTGCAAATAGCACCAGCACAAGCGTCACAGACAGATTAGGAAATACAAGACGCACCCTTTATTCATTGGCTAATGAGTTTCCTAACGCTAGTGATAATGCAGCAGCAGCCGCAGCAGATAGAGTACAAACAGGGCTTGATGCAGCGACAGCACTAGCAGCTAGGGACGCTGCTATACAATCCGCCAACATCTACGCAACTACAGCACTCGGTTTGGCAGGCACAACCAACGGGCAATATTTTTCTGTACCACTTTCTGCGAATCCTATTTCTAGCGTCGCAATTTATAAAAATAATGCGGGGGTTGCGCTATATATTACTTCTTTGCCAAGCTCTGCTATAACTCAAACACTGCGCGACAATCAAGCAGGTCAAGCTAAATATAGCGGCACAGGGGATTACCCAATTGTGACAGATAGCGACGGCTTTGTTTTGATTAGCGTTAGTAAAACAACTGGAAAAGTGACGGCCTACGGACTAATTGACGAAACAGCAGCGGCAACAATTGCACAAGACAAAGTTTATTACACCCAAGCACTACAAAAACAGTTTACGTTTGTTGGCGTTGGTGATGATGTTCCGCTACTGACAGATAGTGAGGGTAGAATTTTAATCGGTGTTAATAAAACAACTGGCGAACTGATTGCCGATATTAATTCTGCACCCATTGAGACAGCGATTGAATCAACCTTAGCGTTAAAAGACCACAATTTACAGCAACGAAAGCAGATTAGCGGCACAGTTACAGCAGTTTTGACAGACATCGAAGGCAGAGTGTTGCTCGGCTTTGACTCAGAAACTAGCAAAATAGTTGGCGCAATTGAAGCGACAAGCACGTCAACATACACACTAGAAAATCTTGATGCGCCGATTATTGAGCGACAAATTAACCATTTGTTGTTTTATGGTCAATCGTTGAGTGTGGGTGCGTCTGGTCAGTCAGCACTCAGTACGACTCAACCATATTCTAATATCACCTTTACGGGTGGTGTTAAATCGACAAAAGCAGGCGGCACAGGTTGGAATGCAGGCTTGGGTGGATTTAAGCCGTTGGTCGAGGACAATATAACGGGCGACTATGAAGCAACAAGTTATCGCGGTGAAACTGTGTGCTCGGGCGCTGCAAAGTACGCAACAGAGCTACGAGCCATTGATGATGGTTTAGCGACTAACAGTCACATCATATTGGCAAGCACAGCAGGGCATGGCGGCTACTCAATTAGTCAACTTAGCAAAGCATCGGCAGACGTAACGCACGATTCGACAAATACGGTTGTCAGCCCAACAAACTGGTACGGGGTATTGCTAGATCAAATCACAGCAGCTAAAACAATCGCAACAGCAGACAGCAAAACGTATGGTGTTCCAGTAGTAGGGTGGTTGCAGGGTGAGGCTGATAGGACTATGACAGCGGCAACATACGTTAGCAATTTAATCGCGCTTAAAAACGACATTAAATCTGACATCCATACTGCAACATCTAACAGTGATCCGATGTATTTTTTGACTTATCAAAGTCCATACGGTGCAGCTCTGTCAGATACGCAGGTGCATCTAGCTCAGTTAGCAGCAGCGCAACAAGACGATGACATATTTTTAGCAAGCCCTTGCTACTTTATGCCGAGTGCAGACGGGACTCATTTAACAAATGTGGGCTATATATGGCTAGGTCATTATTTTGGACGGGCTTACAAGCAGCTTGTGAGCGGCAAAAAGCCTAAATGGATTAATCCAATATCAGCGACAGCTAGAACAACGACCCTCACTGTTAAATTTGATGTGCCTGTCTCTCCATTGCGTTTTGACGCGATAACTCTGCCAAGCACAACAGACAAAGGATTCAAAGTCGTTGATGACACAGGCATATTAACACTGTCAGATATACAAGTAATCAACGGTGACAGTGTTCAAATAACGTTAAATAGGGCGTTAGGCACGAATCCAGTAGTGCGTTATGCAATCGACTATCTCGGCACAGGCTGTCAATTTACTAGCGGAGCATCTGGCAATTTATGCGACAGCGATTTAGCAACAGTCACAATCAACAGCAGCGTTAAACCGATGTTTAATGTATGCCCTCACTTCAAACTTAATATCATCAAACTAGGATAAATATCATGGCTAGTATTTTTACAATGTTACCATTTGCTGTTAGCAATGCAGCATTACCGCAACTCGCAGCAACAGATTATGAGTTATTAGTGAATTATGAGCCTGATGCTTGGGGCTATTGGAACTTCGGAACGTCTAGCGCGTCACTTGTTGACTTAACTCAGGGCAAGGTTTTGACCCTTGCAGGCACAGCTCCAACATATAACAGTACAGGCGTTGTTGTTGCTGGTGGTTTAAATAGCGGATTATTGTCTGATTTAGCGGACGGCACTGAGCGAACATTATGCGCGGTTGTTAAAATACCTGATTTATCGACATTAAATGGCTCGAATGTGGCGGGCAACGTAGGAACAAGCGATGGTTTTAGTATGTTTATCAACAAAACAAGCGGGAATTATGGAATATTACCCGTGGTTAGAGGTGCAACAGGCATCACGGGCGACACGTTTGCAGGGTTAGCCGTCGGTGATTATGTGTTTTTAGCTATTAGCTATACACAAACTGGCAGCAACAAACTGAATAAATTCTTTGGCGGAAAACTGTCATCGTCGATTACATCTGCAACAGCTAAAACAGCAAGTGCTGTAAAAATGGCGTTTGGTAATATAGCGTATTCTACATCGACGTATCATGCTCCGTTAGAAATCAGCGAAGGCATTTTATACGACAGAGCGTTGAGTTTGGCAGAGATTGCAGCAGTCTATGCGCGTAGTAAAACACGGATGGCAACACGCGGCATTACTGTTGTTTAAACAATACTGAGCCAAAAAGGCGCATAACGCGCCTAGCTGGTTGTCTTACATGATTATGCGTCACTAATGACGTAACGCAGTTTTATACGTCATTAGTGATTGCTATACGGTGTTATAACCTTAATAGTCTTTCATTAAAAAACTCAAAGTCGTCATTCATCGCAATTCCCAACCCTAACTCTCGCTTCAACAGCGACAAGTACCCAGCCAATCATATAAACTTTCATTGCAACCGATAACCAACTATACCAACATCTATCTGTCAATTTAGGCCTAAATTAACCAATTTGAAAGATTGGCCTAAATTGACAGATTGTAATAAGCCTTTATTTTATCAATTGCATCGACAGCCGAATAACAGACAAATGCAGAATATCCGTTATCGCTAACAGCTTTTAAGAATTTAGATTGTTCAATGCTTGTCCGTCATTTTTCACTTTTCATTTCAATATACAGACCACTAAATCCACCCTGTTTTACGGGCAAAAACAAATCAGCAACCCCTTCTTCATTCCTTGCGCTATCGCCCGTCCTGCTTGTGCTTTCGTCATTTTCACGCCGTTTAAGCTGCAATGCAACATCCATAAATACGGGTAATTGTTTTCGTTCGCTCTTGCCCACGCAATAACATTTGCCTGCTCTATTGCTTCGGGCTGTGCATTGCGCCGCTTTAGTTTTATCGGATCGCCTGTTTTTGCAACCGCTTTTTCAATCAAAGATTCAAAACTCATTTTTTATATCCTCGCATATTGCCAAAAACTGATCTTCTAAATCACCACTAAACCAAATGTAACTATGCAGTCTATTATGAGTTTTCACAAACTCATCAACAGAAGAGACGCGAACGCCTAAAAACCAGTCGTCTTCGCCAGTGCGATAAAACAAAATCTTTCTACCGTCTCTTTTAATGATAACCATCTCAAATATCCTATTTTACGTTTTAAGGCCGCTATCTCTTAAACATGCGGCCTATCTATGTTTTTAATGCAATCGTTCGTTTTTAGTGGCAATCTGAACGCCGTGTTTTTATTTTACCATTGGCGATGCTGTCAAATCAGGTCAATAAGCGTATAAATAGATTTTTTATTATTTAGAGCAAGATAGTACAAGATAGTAAGAGTTTACTATCATGAAACCTATATATACCAATGCTTAGAGTATCAAGATAGTAAGATAGATAGATAGTCTAGAGACTGTATAGAAATACTATCTAAAAAGAGTAGTTTTACAAGTGTATAGACAAGTGTATTTTAAGTGTATTTGGTTGTTTTTTAATCAATGCCTGTATGAGTGTTTTTATAATAATATATATATCTATATATAGGCTATCTTGCTATCTTGCTATTTAGCTCTTTAACTTGTTGTTTTTTATAAGTTTTTTATTAAAAATACTCTACTATCTTGCTACTATCTTGCACTATCATGCCCCAATAAACATAAAAAACAGATTAAAAAACAATCAAAATAAACACAAGACATAAAAAAAGCCCATTTTCAGGGCTTTATCTTAAAAAAGTTATCCACTGTTTGAAAAACTTACATCGCAAAATAACGTAAGTATTTTACTTTTGTACTCGCTTTGATCTGCTCCTCTGTTCGTATCATTTTTTTGTCTGTCATTTGCACAAGCAACGCTTCAATCTGTGTTTTAGGAGTGCCGCGCAGACGATTACAAATGACACCTAAAGTCTCGCCATGCTCTTTATCGACAATCGACAAAACTTTAGCAGCTAAACCATCCGAAGATTCTTTGTTATCTGTGCTATATGCCAACTTTATTTTTTGCTCAACATCGCGCATCGCTAAAGCATAGCCATAACGAACGTGTTCAGGAGTGCGTAAACCGCTCGGCAATGCGCATACAAGGCTAATTTTGGATGCTAACTCATATCCTCGCCGCGCAATGGCTTCTAGCCCCGTTGTTGCCTTGTGCGTCTCTGCTAACTGATAAAAACGCTCATAGACTTCATTGAGCAAATCACAAGCTAAATTATCGGTCGGTATTGTTGATTTTTCGCCAACATGATGAATGCGCTCATTTGCACTAGCCATCATGTCAAAATGTCCATGTGAATAGAGATTCTGCAAGCTGTTTGCCATTGCATCACTCATTACTTTTTTAGTGAAACGCGGCTTGCGCTTCGGATTCGTCTCTAAATCACTAAAAATCATGGCACGCGCCATAAATCCGTTAGTAGCTTGCTCAAACGTCATCAAATCGTTAAAAGTAACTGGCGTAGTAAATCCCAAAATAGTGAGATAAGGATTCTCTAAACCATCGTCCACGCTTTTAATGGCAAGCATAATTTGCTCTTTCGCTTCTGCTAGTTTTGCTCGCATCGTTTCGGTGCTGCTATCCTCTGCGAGTTTTTCCAGTTTTTTCTCAACTTGAGCGTATTCAATAATGAGTTTTTGCTTTATCTCATCTTTCAAGTCTCCAGTGATTGGTAGATAACCGTTCGCTTTTGAATAAACACTCATCACTAAACCGACAATGCCTTCAAGATACGATGCGCCACCTTTTTTAGACGCATTTTGCAGCTTTGAGAGTGTGATACCTAATTCATCAATACAATAAAACGCCGCTTGATGTCTGATTAAATTACGCATGACTTCTTGTTCAGACTTAAAACCGCCATGAAGCGCAGCTTGTACACCTGCCGTCTTAATGATTGATAAATAAGATTGTAGAATCTGTTCTTTGCCTGTTCCGCTACCTGCCACGCCAAACGCGATTATATTTGCGCTCATATTGTCCAAACCGTCAACATAACGCATACCTGCCAAACTGCTAATCGCGCACAGTGCAGCAGCCACCGCTAAATTTTCACGCGGATATAAACACTGGTCGTTTATCCATTGCGTCACCTCGCCTACAAAATCAGGTGGGCGACGAACATCGACAGGCTCATCAAGCAAGTGCTTAACGCTCGCATTCTTTACACTGTCAACATTAGAAAAATTGCTATTATCAACAACTGATTCAACATCAACATCGCCCAAGCTGCCATCGTAAACAAAAGTTATCGGCTCGCAATAACCGCCTTCTTTCGCGTAATGTAATAACGTGCCATAACCAACAGGCGTGGATGTTTTACCGAATGAGTGCCAGTGTCTTTGCAGTACACCAGAACCGCCATACTTTGCACCTGTCGCGCTCCAATCATCCCACAAATCAAACCCATTGGCACTTAAACAGTGATGTACTGCCATGCCGATGCTAACCCATGACGCATAGTCACAATCAGGATTACAGTGGCTTAATAGGGCTGCAATGTGCTGTTCGTCGATGTCTAAATCCATGCCTTGATTACTGACACGAAAAGAAGCCTGCCGAGTTAGTAAAGTTATCAGCTCAACAGGTGCAAACCCCACATCCTGCGGATAACCTTTGCACGTTTCGTAATTTGATCCGCTAGCATGTAGCGAACCTGAACCAACAACAAACCCGCTAGACTTAAAATCAATGCCCTTGTATTTTTCTAGTTTTTGCATCAAAGACAGTTTTTTATCATCATCACTCAACTTAAAATAATAATGCTGACTACCGCCACCGCTTCCCGTATTGACGATAAACGCGCAATCTAAAACGCTTGGCACATCTTTGCATAACTTCTTAAACGACTGTACACCGCCATTACGCGCATCAACATCGACAATAAGGTAATCGCGCACAATGACACCAAAACCTGTATTAAAATGCCCCATCTCATCAAAGCATTCTATTTGTTCATCAGACCAATGTGGCACGTTTTGCCAGTTCGACATAATTGGATGCTTTAGTATGGCTTCACATTCAGTGTCGCCGCAATTGCACATGCCACCGCTTGCACCATGCAGACCAAACACTTTGAAACCCGATTCTATGTAGTCGTAAATTTCACTTATCATTTTACAGCTCCATTCGTAGCAGCAACACATTCGCAGTCACGCAAGAAGTAAGCAGACAACTTTTCTAGTGTCTCGTATTTAACGTTTGTTTGGTGAGTGTCGCGTATGTGGCGCAATGTGTTGTAATGTAGCCCAGTGGCAACCGCCACCATTTCTAACCGTCTGTCCTGTAATTTTTTGCTGATTTCGCTGATAGTTAAAATAGTCATGGTTTGTTATCCAGTTATGGTTTGATGTAAAATAATTACATTGTGGTGTTGACATATTACAATGACAGGATTAAATTAGCAACAACGAAACGAGATTCTAAAACAAGAATCTAAACAAAGGATGAACAAAATGTCATTTTTAGAACAAGTCAAAAAACCAATACCTCAAGCACCTGTAATTACTATTGTGGGCTTTGCAGGTAGCGGGAAGTCATCGTTAGCAGGTTTATTTACTAACCCTATTTTCATTCAAGCCGAAAATGCAAGTACAGTTTTTGAAACAATGCCTGAGTTTGCTCAACCGTCTTTTTTCCCTCAACTACCGCCACCAAACGCAAAGCGTAACATTAAAACAAGCGATGTATTGCTTGGACATTTGCGAGATTTATTGATGCAAGAGCATGACTTTAAGACTGTTGTAATTGACACGGTAACAGCACTTAATACGCTGTTTGAGCAAGAAGTAGTAGAGTTTGATAACAACGGGGCAAGCAATATCGGAGAAGTAGCAGGAGGATTTAACAAAGGTTATTTGATAGTAGCAAGTATGCACGCCAAGTTTCGCTCCGCGTGTGAGCATTTACGCAAAAAAGGCATTACAGTTGTGTTTTTGGCTCACACTGGCATTGTTAAAATGAAGAACCGCCCCGAAAGTGGCGAGTATGTCGCGTACTCGTTAGAGATGCACGAAAAAAGCCGACAAATTTATGTTAGCTCAAGTGATGTTGTGGCGTACTTGAAAGCCCGTGATTTCGTTATGGGCAACGAGGAAAACAAAAAAGGGCAAACCACTAAGTTTGGCCGCGTCACAAACACAGGCGAGCGCGTACTCATCACATCGAGTGATGGCACGATTGGTTATATTGACGCAAAAAATCGTTATAACCTGCCCGACGAGATTGAGGTAAACAAAGGCGAAAACCCATTGATTGCATTAATTCCGTTTTTGAATCAACAGCAACAAACACAAGTAAACTAAGTTTTTACAACAACCGCGCAAAAGCGCATCGGAGATTATTATGAGTTTTTGGCAATTAAACGACGGTACAGAAGCACAAACTAGCACGAGCTTTGAAAGTGGTGGCGGTGAGATTCAACCGATTCCGAACAACACACAGTTGATTGCGGTCATTGAAGAAGCGAAGTGGGCAGATTATCAAGGCGATAGCACGATTAACTTAAAATGGCGTGTGATGCGCCCTGCGGATTATGCAAACCGCGTTATCTTTCACAAATTGAAGGTGTTTGGCACGTCACGCGACAAAGACAAAGCAGCTACAGCAGACAAAGCAAAAATGATGCTACGCGCCATTGATGCCAATTGTGGCGGTAAGCTGTCTAAGCTGAACGTAGCCCCCGAGGACGCTGATTTAATGACGGCATTAGTCGCTAAACCTATGGCGATTAAAGTGCAGGTTTGGGATATGGACGGCAAAAAAGGCAACTGGATCAGTGCCGTAGCACCTGCCAAAACGCCACAACAAGGCGCGAGCGTAGTACCTGCACGACCACAAAACAATCCTGCTACCACACCACTACAACGCGCACCGCAACGACAAGCACCTGCACCCGTTGCACCTGTCTATGATGATTTAGACGACAGCATACCCTTTTAGCATTTAGCTAAACCCAACTAAGCTTACAAACACACACGCTCATTATTGAGCGTGTAGGGGTTTATACGATGAAATTACGGCCATACCAACAAGATGCAGTTGAATCAGCCATAGGTTGGATGAAAAAATGCACAGAACCTGCACTTTTAGAATTAGCAACTGGAGCTGGCAAATCGTGGATAGCCGCAGCCATAGCCCAATGGATTCACGAAACAAGCAAAAAAAAGGTGTTAGTTTTGCAGCCGTCACGCGAACTCACATACCAGAATCACGAGAAATATACATCCACTGGCAAAAAAGCAAGCATATTTAGCGCAAGCGCAGGTTCAAAATGCACACGTCATAACGTAGTTTACGCCACCCCTAAAACCGTATTAAACAGCATTTCGCGTTTTGGCGATGCCTTTGGCGCAGTCATTATTGATGAGGCGCACCAAACAACACCCACAATAAAACAAATCATCGACAGCATTCGCGCTAAAAATCCCATGCTTAGAGTTATTGGCATGACAGCCACACCATACCGTATGGGAACGGGTTATATTTACCAATTCGACCAAACGCACACACCAATAAAGCGACTTAGCGAAGATGAAACAATCAGCGCGTTTTATCACTCATTGCTTTATAAAATACACACCCGCGAATTGATAGAAATGGGATTCTTGACGGATGCCCACACGGACACCGCCACCAACCAAATACACTACAACACCGACAACCTGACGCTAAATAAGATGGGGCAGTTTGACGCGAAAGCCGTAGAACAAGCATTTGTCGGCCAAGGACGACTAACGTCACAGATTGTCGCTGATGTTGTGAGCCACGCGCAAAACAGAAAAGGCGTTATGTTATTTGCCGCCACCGTTAAACACGCAGAAGAAATACTGGCAAGCCTACCGCCCGAAAATAGCAGAATGTTAGGCGGTGAAATAAACATGGGCAAAGCAGACCGTGAGCAACTAATAAACGATTTTAAGAATCAGAAATTTAAATATATTGTCAGTGTTGGTACATTAACCACAGGCTTTGACGCGCCTCATGTTGACCTTGTAGCTATCCTACGCGCCACAGAATCCGCCTCATTGTTTCAGCAAATCATCGGGCGCGGACTTAGATTGTGCGATGGTAAAGAAGATTGCTTGGTGTTGGATTATGCCGAAAACATAGAACGGCACGACCTAAAAGACGATATTTTTAGCCCAAAAATAACAACAAGCAAAGCTAAATCAAGCGGAAGTATTGACGCAGAGTGCGAGTGGTGCAAGTTTACTAACCAATTTGCAGCACGTCCAAACGTAGATAAATTAGCAATAGATAAACAAGGCTTTTTTTTAGACTTGGCAGGCAATCGCATACTTACCGAAGATAACCAGTTTTTTGCAGCGCACTTTGGAAGGCGATGCAATGGGTTTATAAAATCAGTATTGGAACGCGGAAAACTGGAAAGGTGTGAGTTTAGATATGCGTCTAAAACCTGCGAAGAATGCAGCCATGAGAACGATATAGCCGCTCGTTATTGTGAGTCTTGTAAACATGAATTAGTTGACCCCAATGATTCCCTTACCGCACAATTTGAAACAGTTAAACGCGACCCTTACGCCATTTTTACCGAAGAAGTACGATTTTTTAGCGTCAAGAAAGGCAAAAGCAAAGCAGGTAATGATATGCTTATCTGTGAATACTCAACAGATACAAGCAACTTTAGAGCGTATTACACTGTTAATAATGACAGTAAACTGATAAATAGAAAATGGAATGAATTAATAACAGCATTGTACGGGTATCATATTGGCGTTAATTCTAATATAGATGATTTTATAAAATTCTACTCCAACGAAATGCCCAAAACCGTAACATACCGCAAAAACAAAGACACGGGTTATTATGATGTCTATGGATATAACCGACCAATAGGCGAGACAAAATAATGAAGATACCCCAATGGCTTAAAACTTATGGCAGTATGGATTTTAGGGGTGATTGTCCACGGGAAGATTCGGAGTTAATGACTTTTTTTAACGAGTTAAAGCGACTCTATCCGCACCTATCTGCCATCGCTATCCATCCTGATAACGAGGGTTTAATTATTGGCACAGGCCATAACGTACACATTAAACAAAAAGCTAAAGGCGCAATAAAAAAAGGAGCGTCCGACATTATTATTGTCGGTAATCCAACTTTTGTGTGTGAGATGAAACGCCAAGACCACACAAAAAGCAAGTGGGAAGACGGCCAATTAGAGTTTTTAGAAGCAAGTAAAAGCAATAAAGCGTTTGTTTGCGTGGCATTTGGCTATGTTGCAGCATTGCAAGCTGTTGACCACTGGAAAGACGGCTACCTGTCAATTTAGGCAAAAATCACAGAGTAACGTATGTTGGCGCAATCATATCTCATTTATCAGACAACAAAAAGCCCCATGACGGGGCTTAGTTTATTTTGTTTTACGCTTTTGATATAAAGCGCGTTTATAAAAGTTTAACGCTGTTTGATAGTTTTGTAACGCGTGTTCGTGACACCACACCATAAAATTATCGTAGTTTATTTTAAGTTCAATGCACAACTCACGCAAAGTTATCATTTTGTTTTTGTATTTAATCAGCATTTTGACTCCAAGTAATTCATGTATTTGTTCATAAAGTTACTGAATTGTACGTGTTGTCCCTTTACCACCACGCCACTAACTAGCGTAATCTCAAACGATACACCGTTGCTCATGCTAACGCACTGAACACGCTGCAAATCGACGATCTCGTTGCTGATAAACGCCGTGCGTTGGCATAACAGCACACGCTCTAAAATGTCACTTGTCATTTAATCCCCCTTGTATATAAATATCTGTCAAATGCCTGTTGTTTGTATTTATTTTGACGCATAAACATCAAGAACCCTTCGCCCAGTCCTAGAATGCTTTTTATCGTCGTTATCGGTTGCATCTTATGACGAAACAATAACATAACGCTCTTTTTGTTTATCGTAGCAGTTGGTTTTTTAGTCTGCATATAAAGAACATACGCATCAAAGCCGTCTTGAATATCTAAACCACGATTAACGCGATATTGATACATTGCCTCACGCGTAAATCCCTTTAATACGCAAGCCTCGCCTATCGGCATTTTGACACTGTCAACATTAACTAATTTAATGCTACCGTTGACCAATGGTATTTTTTTACTCAGACAGTGCAAATAAATACTAGTCTTGCTATGGCCAAGTATCGCGCCTATTTTATTTGCGTTAAGCCCTTGACTCGCAAGCTCTCGCACTTTGTCAGTGTCTATGTAACCATATGTCATATTAAACCCCTCTTGTTTTTGTATTGCTCAAAGCACTCTTGAGCTGTCGTGTTGTGTTTACGCCTCGACCAATACGCTGAAAACGTGTTTTGTTTCCACCCCATCGCTTTGCATATTTGCCGTTGGCTATACATCTCGCCATTGTGAAATATGAAAAACGGTTCAGTGTTTGGGAACGCTTTTTCAATTTTATGCTTTTTGCAGTACGTTGCTAAATAAGTGCGTGAACACCCGACAA